CTAGCTTTGGTCAAGGTTATTAGTGAAGTGGAGAGGGTTACTGAGGTCTTTAGGTCTTCGCGGAGTTTGTTAAGACGATTCGCTGAAAGCGTGAGAATTGCCGAGGCCTCAACTCGTCTCAGGGCACTATTTAGGCGCATAGTTGAAAACGTCTCAATACCTGAGATCATAGCGAGGAGCCGGTCTCTTGCGAAGGCTGTGGGAGAGTCTATCAGGCTGTTGGAGCAAGCTGTTAGGTTTAGGGCCGTTTCTCGTCTGGTAAATGAAATGATGCGTACTTCCGAGACTATCGTTTTAGCTAGGAGGTTTAGTCGTATCATCTCCGAGGGACTTCAGTTATTTGAAGCTAGGCGGATTTTGCGGACTTTAGCGAGAGCTGTGTCTGAGCAGGTTAGGGTGGCCGAGACGGTAGCTCGGATGCGTCGATTATTTAAAGCAGTAGCAGAGGGCGTATCCCTTACTGAAGCTATGATCCGGACCAGGAGGATTGCGAGATTGGTGGGAGAATCCGTCCGCGTTTTTGAGACGGTGTTTAGGACTCGACCTATTTCTCTGGTGGTGAATGAGGTTGTTCGGCTCTCTGAGTCGATTAGTTCAGCTATGGGAAGGAGTTTGGCTGTTATCGAGAATCTTCGGCTGTCCGAGTCTGTTGGACGGCTAAGGGGTTTGGTGCGGGTAGTCGTAGACTCGATTAGACTGTCTGAGCTTACATCCAAATCAATTAGGCTTGTTAGGATTTGGGGAGAGGCGCTGCGCTTACCCGAAGTTTTGGGGATTGTTAGTAGGAAGGTAAGGTTTGTAAGCGAATCGGTAAAAATTTCGGAGGTTGCTATACGTTTTAAGGGTGCAGTTAAAGTCGTGGATGAAGTTCTAAATTTGGGGGAATTTTCGCAGTTCTTCAAGGGCCGTGTAAGGGAAATAAGTGAAGAGATCAAAGTTGAGGAAATCATTTCGAGATTTCGAGCTATGGTTAGGATAGTGTTGGAGCCAGTCACGATACCGGAGCTTCGGCTAGTGGGGCGGTCCATGGTGAAGGTTATGAGCGAAGCGGTGAGGATTGGGGAATTTTTCGTGAGCCGAGGAATCACGTTTGCTAAAACTTATATAAAGAGATTGGTCTCGACCTTGGGGGGAATGGCAAGGGGTGGCAAGTTTTGACCCTCATAGAGCTTGGAATGTATAGAGGCTCCACTAAGCACTTGAAGCTGGATATCTTTGATAGGGACGGCAATAAGGTCGCGATTAATACGGCGACGCTGACCTTAACATTATATCGGCCCGATGGTACGGTTATGACGACATTTACGAGTGGTTTTGATCCCCAGCCAGACGGATCTGCTGTCAAGTCCATAACGATACCGGAAACCGAGCCCACTGGGATATGGAGGGCCGTGTGGCGATACATCGATTCGGAGGGCGATGCTTATGTGGAGGAGGTGCCTTTTGTCGTTAGCGATCCGGTGAGATAGAATGGGGACCTATACTACCGTAGCCGAGGTCGCGGCCTTGCTGGGTCAGACAGTGGGACGCTTTAACGAGGACAGCCTACCAGCTAAGGAGATAGTGGAGAGGGTTATAGCGATGATGGAGGACTATGTGGACAAGTATTGCCAGACGGCGTGGCGGGAAAGGAAGCGATGGGAAGACCCTGACATGGCTGAAGTTTCGGGTGGCTATGAGTATCACAGGTTGCAGAGGCGGTCGTGGTTTGGCATTTCGATGATGGGCATACCGATATTTCTGAAGCGGAGAAAGGTCTTGCCTTTTGACCCTACTAAGGGTGACAGTTTGCAAGTCTTTAACGGCATGGAGTGGGAGGAGTGGTTGGGCACCAAAGTCGAGGGGATAGAGGGCGATTTTTGGGTGGCCTATGATAGCGGTGTGTTGAGGATAAGGCGTGTGTGGGCTTTCGGTCGATTTGAGGGGCCGATAGTCAGGGTTCGCTATCGATACGGTTCGGGGCCGGTGCCGGGAGATATCAGGTATGCGACTACCTTGCTGGTGGCTTGTCACTTGATCGAGAGCGGTGATTATACAATTCTTCTGCCGGAGGGAGCTAACAACATAGTTGCGGCTATCAATAAGGTGAGTATTTGGTGGGAGAAGGCTCACGAGATATTGGAGCGTCACAGGGAGGTCTTGGTGGTTGATGCGGCTTAAGTTGGATTTAGAGGATAACCTGCCCTTCTTCAAGGCCTTGATAGAGTCGGTTGGGAAGAGGCTGATAGACCTGATGCAGAGGGATTTGGAAAGGAAGGATGCGATAGCAACCGGCTATCTCTATAGGAGCTTCAGGGTCAAGGCCGAGGGGCTGGAGGGTATGGTCATTAATGAGGCTCCTTACAGTGCGGTCTTAGAATTCGGCTGTGTGCCTCATACCCCCCCATATGACGCCATATTAAAGTGGGTCATGATAAAGAAGGGCGAGATTGGGGAGGAGGCAGAGGCCGCGGCTTGGAGAGTGGTGAAGAAAATAGAGCGGGAAGGCTATGAGGGAAGGTTTTATGCTCGCGATTCTCTGAGGGAGTTGGTGAGGCGTGGCCGAGGTAGCTTATGATCCTGTCGAGGTGTTTTATCAGTTCCTATCTGCTAACGTGGATTGGGACAGCGTGGGGGCTAAGTTGATTCGGGCATACCAGTATAAGAATATCGATCTCCGGACGGGCGATTACGTTGTGGTTGGGCCGGCCACGGAGAGGGACGAGTTCATAGGAATCGGGGCTATGGAGTTTATCCGTTACGTGACGATTGAGGTTTCTGTTATGACGGCCGAGTCGAGGGAGAGGATGAGGCAGTTGGGGGAGGTCGTCAGGCGCGTCATTAGGACGAAAGAGAACTGGTCTGTGGGGGACAGGTTGCTTCTTAACGTCAGGATATCGAGGCAGGCGGATAGGAGCGACATAGAGAGAGGCTTATATACCCTTACTATGGAAGTTGAGTGGTTTGAAATCGAGAAGCGGGTCTGGTGAGGGGCTAGAGCTTGATTTCGAGAAATCTAAGGCCTTACTTTACGCTCTGTGCGAGGCTTGCAGGATCCCATACCCGTCGGTGAAGCAGGTCGATGCGGTGGGTTACGAGGGCGAGCAGGTGGGGTTGGAGGTTAGGCTCCGGAGCAGGAATACTCCCGAGACCGTGGTCCACGAGTGGCTTCACTACGTTTTTGAGCTTGTTCATTTGGAGAAGCTTCGTTGGTCTGAGAGCATGGACGAGTATGACGACTATGAGCATCGGGTCATACTGTTCTTAGAGCCGATACTCGGAGAACATTTTGGCAAAGCATATAAGAGGGTGATCGACAAAGGAAAGAGGGGGAAGAGCTAAATGTCGTCTGTGATGACGGCGAGGACCGGTGCGTTTGCCTATGCGAAGTACGGGTGGGAGTCAACGTTCAAGGGCGGAACCACGACTCGGGACAAGGTTTTCGGGCGGGGCCAGAGGGTGTCGTCGATAACGAGGAACGAAAATCCCGAGAAGGTATATGAGCTCGGCGATAGGCCGGCCAAGCTGATAGTTTATAAGGGCTTTGAGGGTTCGGCGAGCTTCGACTTTTTTGTGTCAAATCCATGGATCTTTAGGGCAGTAATGGGTAACGTCAGCACGACTGGCACGGGACCTTACACTCATACCTATACCGTGGCGAAGTTGCCTCCGTCGATGGAGATAGAAATAGGTTTTCAGGGGAGCGGTGGTAACGTGGTCAGGCTATTGAGGGGAGCTGTTGCGAGCACCTTTAGCCTTACGGCTTCTGTTAACGAGATAGTGCGCGGGAGGTTGGACGTTCTTTATGCCGATGAGGCCATAACTACCTCTTTGGGGTCGGCTATAGTCGATGTTTTTGAGCCGTTCACTTTCGCTCATGGCACTCTTGAGGTGCCTGTAGGCAACGTGATAGCCGAGGTCCAGAGCTTCGACATGACTATAGCGAATAACGCCTTGCTGGTGTGGGGATTGGGTGACATTAAGGCCTCTTCGGCCATTTGGCAGGCTTTTGATCCCATCGGTAGGATTTCGGTCACGATGAAGGATGCAAGCTTCTTGAATAAACTTAGGACGACTGACACCAACGGAAGGCTGGTCTTGAACTTTAGTCCCAACCATCAGATCATATTCAACTTTGACGGAGTGGGTTATGGCGAGCACACTGTTGGCTATGAGCCGAACGCTTTGGTGGTGGAGGAGGTGCCGATTTTGCTGAGGAGTCTTACGAGCATTCAGGCTATCAATAACGTGGCGACGCACCCATGACCGTCTGTGACATTTGCGGTTTTAGGGACGCCATCTACCAGTGCTTACTTTGCGGGAGGTATATATGTTGGTCTTGCCAGGATGACTGTCTGGGTGAAGTGAACGATGGCCACGCAATTGAAGAGGGAGAAAGTTGAGGTTGAATACCTCGGCAAGAATTACGAGTTTTGGGTGAGACAGCTTACCGTGAGGGAGTATCTGGAGGTCTTGCGGGCCGCCGTAGGCAATCAAGGGAAAATCAGGAGCGTGGCAGGGGAGCCGGCGGTGTTGGACCTCGACCTCATATCTTACTCATACGAGCTTGTCAGGCGGAGCGTGGAGAACTTTGGCGAATTCGGTTCTGTAGACCAGCTCCCCCAGGAGATTTTCGGCCGCTTACTTGAGAAGGCGAACGAGTTGAACCCCTTTCTTGGTTTCTTTGCGGGTTGAGCCGGAGTTGGTTCTTAGTGACCCTGAAAACATGCCCTACTTACCTTATGCTTTGGCCGGTATGCTTTTCGGATGGACTATGGAAGACGTGGATAGGCTCGGGGTCGGCGACTTTAAGAGGGTGTTGGAGGTCGGTCTGGCCTTGTGGCGAGAGACTAACTTAATAAGTGTGTTGGGCAAGGCGCTAAGGGGGTTGAGGGGGCTGTGAGCGCCCGCGACTATAAGCTCGTTGTCAGGATAGAGGTCGATCGGGCATCTCTTGATAAATTCGTTGATAAGCTCAACGACGCCATTCAGAAGGCCTTTAACAGGGCCTTGAAGAATCTCAGGGTTGAAGTCGGAAGGGGCAGAGGAGTCGCGGCGGGTGGAGTAGCAGATCAGAAGCTGTTGAACGAGCTTTCTCGTCTGAACGTTAAGCTGTCTGGGTTGCAGGGAGAGATATCGAGGATGGTGAGAGTAATGGGGAGAGGTGGGGCTAGGCGCGTGGTAAGAAAGAGAGACGAAGATGAGGAAGAAAGGAGACCTGACTGGATATCTGTAGCTGGCCGTGTTTTGAGCGGTCTCAGAGGAGGTGGGGCGCTAGTAGCTTTGGGAGCCATAATAGGAGTTTTTAGTGCGATAGGAGAGAAAATCATCGAGCTTTTGGAGAAGCTTGTTCAGACGGGCACGCAATTTAGTGGCATAGCTCAGTCCTCGTTAAAGTTGCTTTACGTGGGCATATCTTTGCTTCTCAAGCCGATAGCAGACATATTCGGCCTACTGATAAGGCCCTTAGCGAAGTTGCTGATACCTGTTGCGCTCGCTCTCAATAAGTTCTTAGAGCCGTTTATCTTGAAGGCGTTGGCGGCCATCGATAAAGTGATAGGTTTGGCGACGGGGGGTGGCGTTCCGGCTCCTGCTGGGACTTACTATCCCATGCCGGGGGAGGTGAAGGTCACGGGCACTATTGACATATCCGAGACAAGCAAAGACATCAAGGAGAGGCTGAAGGAGAAGGCGAAAGAGATCGCTGACGCGGTTGGGGAGTTCTTGAAGTTCTTTGCTGGTTTCATCAGCCCCGCCGCTCGGTTGGGTGTTGAGGTTGGGAAATTTTTGGCGGACATATTTGCCAATTTGGGGGATATCGGCAAGCGGGTCTATGGGTTCTTTTCAGGAGCTTGGAATACTTTAGTTGACATAGGTCAGAGGATATGGGGTGCGCTGTCAGCGGTGTGGGATTGGTTTAAGGGCATTTGGGACGCAATATCTGGTGTAGTTGGTCCCGCGTGGGGGAATTTCGTCAAGTGGGTCACGGAGAACATAGGAGCCATAGCTGACTTAATCGGAAGGGCGTGGGACAGCTTCGTCGGCTGGGTGAGAGATAATCTCGGAAAGGTGGCTGAGTTAGTCGGCAAGGCGTGGCAAGGCTTCGTGGATTGGATTAACGGCAATATAGGAAAGATAGCATCCCTTATAGGTTGGGGTTGGGAAGCTTTCGTCAGCTGGATAAGGGATAACATGGGGAGAATCGCTGACCTAATTGGTCGTGGGTGGAGCAGTTTTGTCGGCTTCATACAGGAGATGGGACGGGTGATAAGGGAGACGTTGAAACCGGTCTGGGACGGGATAGTCGGAGCATTCAAGTGGTTCAGGGACGCGATGGGCGGTATTGGTGGGGCTATAGGCGGGCTGTTCGGTTTTGGGCGGGGCCAATTCGGCCTTGACGTGAGGGCACCTGGCCCATATCTCCTTGAGGCAGGGGAGATCGTGCTTAGCCGGTCTGACGTGATGCGCCTGATTTCTGCGCTATCCTCGGCGAGGGCCATGAGCGTTCAGGTTAACGTAACCATCTCGGGTCCTGTTTACGGGATTGGGGACTTGGAGAGGAAGATTGAGGAGGTCGTGCGTGACAGGGTGGGCAACATCCTTTACGACTTGGCCCGCAAGGGCGTGAGATGAGATGTACGCGAAGTTGATTCGGGGCGGAACACCTACGTTTTTTATCGCAAAGAACAATCTGTCTTATCGTCTCGGTAAGACGCGCAATCTTACGGCGGTGCCAATACCGGGTTTAAATGTTCCCATGGTGGTCGATTTAGGAGGTGTTGATGTCATATTGACCCTTGAATTTGACCTGTTAGAAAACGACGGCCCCATAGTCAACCAGATAGCGGCTTTGGAAGCCTTCGTTCATGGAGCCACCGGCACTGGGGCAGATAGGGTCGAGTTCTATGACGGCTCTACTTTGGTGTTCTACTACGAGGGGAAGTTTGTCGGCCTCGATATAGACTGGCCTGCGGGAAGCCCCACCAAAGCCCATGTTTCGATTAAGATGGCGGTGGGTGTCTTGACGTGATGCAGTTGATCCTTAACGGTAATCCCATCGATTTGCGTTATGTCAAGTCTATCGTGGTGGAGAGGATTGAGAAGAGGGGAGCGGACAGTTGCCGCTTTGAGGTCTTGCCGAATGTTAGCGTTAACGTGGGGGATGACTTGAAGGTGAAGGAGCTTGTCGGTAACACTTTCATATTTGGCGGAAGGGTTACCGAGGTGTCGCGTGGCGTCTTTTCGGATTGCACGGCTTTGAGCTATGGGAAGGTTTTTGATGAGATGAGGATCTTTCCTGCTGTTGCTTATACTAACATGTCACCCGAGGCCATAGTGGCGGACATGAGGACGAGATACTTTCCGGATTTTTTGGTATCGTCTGTGGCTTCGGGAGTCACTATTGACAGGTATGAGGCTTCAGGATCTGTTAGCGAGAATTTGAAGATCTTAGCTGACATGGCCGGTTTTGATTTTTGGACGGAATTTGATGCCGTTGCGGGGAAAGTCTTGTATTTCAGGCCCGCTAACATAAACCTGGAGAAGACGTTATATTTCGACCGCGTTGGGTCAAACGCTCCTAACGCTTTGAGGGAGAGTTACGAGATTGATGATAGTCAGTTATTTAATAGCGTAGAAATATACGGGAGGAGTCAATACGAGACGATGGAGTACAGGTGGGACACACTTTATACGCCTCCTCCCATCAAGTTTGCGCGCTTCCTATCGGGCGTGGGAGTTAGGTATAGGGGGACCTTGCTGAAGGAGGGCGTCGATTATAGATATAGGCCCGAGTCGAAGGCGGCCGAGTTTTTATATCCCATTTTTGCTTTGCCAACTGACCCTACGATTTTAGAAGTTACGGGAATAGCCGAGGCTACGCCTCTGGTCTTTGCCGAGAATACGTCCAGCATAGCTGCTTACGGTCGGAGGACGGCGATCGTGGTGGTGGATAAGGTCTTGACCCCCGCTAGCTTGGGCGTCTTTGCTGGCAAGTTCTTGCAGTTGCATTCTTCTCCTCGGTTGACGTTGAAGGTCAAGAAGCCTGGGCTGGATTTCGGTTTCAGGAATGGCGGTTTCGTTGCCGTTTATGATCCCTACTTGGGGATTAACGGGTCCAACTTTGTCGTGAGGGTCGTGCGGTGGAAGTATCCGGAGGGGGTTACTGAGCTGGTGCTTTCTCAGTATGAGCCGGAGCTTTACGACTTTCAGAGGGGCATCGTGTTCAGGGTGGAGAGTTCCACAAAATCTTACATATCGTCGAGGGATTTCGGGATACTGGAAAAGAAGTTTTACTTGAAAGGGGACACGGTCTTGGATGAGACTTTGCAAACGTTTTCGTCTAGGAGTAGATTCAGATCCGAGATCACTACTCCGACGGCCTACGTGCGTTTGAGGTTGCAAATAATTGGGGACACGACTGTCGAGTATAATACTCCCACGACGGCCGCCGCATATTTGTCCGATCCATCCAACTCCAATAGGATCATTCCGTTTTTCCTCTCGCCACTGGAGGTATCGGCCGTCACCAGTTCGTCGGGGCAGATAACTATTAGGGCTCAGTTCTACATTTCGAGCAGTTACGGTTCGGCGACTCAGTATCTGATAGCGCCCGATCCGTCGCTTCCTGGCCTGTTTTTCAGTACTACGGTGGGCGCCAAGCAATTGCTAAACACGACTATCGGGGGAGTGGTCTATTTTCAGCTGGATCAGACTTTTAGTCCGCCGGTTTGGCGGATGCACTGGGGGGCCGGATATGCTCCAGCCTACTTGTTTGGTTTTGGGTTCAAGACCTGAGTCGATAGAGTTTTCATTAATAAAGGTGGGTTTTAAATTGTCCATATATGGGGTGTTTTTGGAGAGATGCGGTGTAAGATAGTCGATTTGGAGCTAAGAAAGGGGGAGATGCTGATGATAGAGCCTTTGGGCGATATCCACTATGGCAGTCCGGCTTTCGTGGAAGAAAAGTTTTTGGAGAGGGTTGAGGCAATAAAGAAAGACCGAAATCGCTACTGGATCGGCATGGGCGACTATATCGATAACGTGAGGCCTTACAAGCAGGGGACGGTAGATAAGCGGTGGAGCACCGATGTCCTGAAAGGCGTGGCTGACTGGGACGAGCAGTTGAGGGGTCTGGTCGATATGTTGAAGCCTATTGGGCATAAGTGTCTCGGGCTTTTGTGGGGAAATCACGAGTGGAGTACCATGACGTCGGCGGAGTTTGAGGACAGGGTGTGTAAGCCGTTGGGTGTCGATTTTCTCGGCGGGAGGGCGTTTTTGGTTTTGCGGATTAGGTCGGGCAAGAAGTTTGTTGGAGAGTATAGCGTTTTTGCAATTCACGGCAACTATTCGGGGATGCGGGTTGGTGGCGCTTTGAATCGGCTTCAGGATTTGGCCCGAATCTACGACGCCGACATCTATTTGATGGGCCACACGCATTCTAAGGCCTACCAAGCCGAATATCGGGTTTCTATTGTGGCCGTCGGGAATAAGTATGTTCTTGTGGAGAGGCCGGTGATCTATGTCTTGACTGGCGGATTTTTGAACCCGAATTATGTGGGAGTGGAGCAATATTTTGACAAGCATCCTTTGCCGAGGAGCATTAGAGTTGGCACGGTTTCGGTCGGCATAGATCCGTGGAGGGGGAAGATCCATGGCTTCGAGTAGGAAGTTGATCAAGCCTGCAATACCGATAGAGGTCCTTGGCCGGATGGTGAAGGAGGTCGGTGCGGAATACGACGGGCCGGTCGTGAAAGAAATGAATCCGAAATTGACTAAGTATCAGTTGCGCGTTTACGATTTCATCAGAAAGAATCCAGGGGTCTGGTATGCTCAATTGATTAAGGCTTTCGGGTCCGGGGGGATTTATGCCGTTAGGAAGCTTGAGAGGTTGGGGATAGTGGAGAGTCATTTGGAAGGGAATAGGAGGCGTTACTACGTGGTGGGTACCCATGGTTGAGGCTGTCGAGATCGAGGGGGTCCTTTACGAGTTCAAGAAGCGGGCGAAGTATAAGGACGATTTTCGCTACTGTAGCAATTGCACCATTTGGGTGAGGCGGGCTGATCTCGAGCCGATAGACAGGTGCCCGCGGTGCAATGCTTTACTTAGGCGTGGGGGCATTAGGCGAGGCGCAAAGAGCTATATAAACGCTGATGCGATATTGGGGCCGGTAAAGTGAGTTGGGCATCGTTGACATAATCAAGGGCGCGGTTTACGGTCCCAAAAAGCCGAGAAACTTGATGACTCTAAGGCCTACAGAACTTGATCTTTGGACACGAGGTTCGGCTGACGTTGCTAAGCTACCGGTAGTGCCGTTTCTGGGCTATCGTTTCGTCTATGAGCTTTACACCTACTCCGACCTGCTCAAAACCATAATTCGGTCTCTGGTTCAGGAGACCTTCAGGAAGGGCATAACTATACAACCGAGGTTCATCTCCAAGTGCAATATCTGCCACACGGAGTACGATACCAAGGTGGACAAGTGCGAAGTCTGCGGTAGCGATAGCTTGAGGGGACCCAACGTCTATGAGCGGGAGTACATGGAGAGGTTGCTTCACGACGTAAACTTCAACAATCAAAGCCTTGTGGAGGTTCTGAAGGATGTGGACACGGACCTCAACATCTTCGACAACGCCTACTTGGCGGTGGTGAAGAGGTATGACTTTGATGCCGACGGCAACGTGATAGGGGCCGAGGTAGTGGAGATAGTTAGGGCTAATCCGGAATTCGTGATGTTGGTAATGGACAGGGAGGGGAGGCCTGGGAGGACGGACAACGGCGATCTGGTGATGTTTTGCCTTGAGCATAGGGACAGGTATAAGGCGGTCCCGCCCGATCAAGCGAGGGACGCTAAGTGCTTCTGTGGCAAGAAGCTATATCCGGCATACTTCGCTGTTAGGAAGTGGGGAGAGGGCGGGACCGTTTACTACACCAACGGAGAGATACTGCATATCAAGAAGTTTACCCACGGGTTGGGTTACGGTCTGTCTCCCATCTTCAGCGTGTGGATGAAGGTTTTGACGTTGCTGAAGATGGACTTTTTCATACTTACAGCCTATCACTTGGAGAGGCCTCCGAGGGCGCTGTTGATTTTGCGTGGCCAGATGGAGTCGATACAGAAGGCGTGGGCGAGGCTGATGGAGGAGGCGAAGGTCAACCCGCACATGATATTTCCCCTCGTTATCGAGGGTCAGGATAAAGCTAACAGGATTGCTGAGTTCATCGACTTGTCTTTCCACTCGCGGGACATAGACTTCATCGAGTTTAGGGAGGAGATCAGACGGACGGTGGGCGCTCTGTGGGGTGTTATGCCAATCTTTCATGGTGATGTGGGAGGCGGAGCCGGCTTGGCTAATGAGGGCCTTCAGATAGTGGTCACTAACAGGGCCGTTCAGGCTGAGCAGGAGATATTCAACGATAAGGTTCTTCCGTGGCTTTCGCAACAGTTGGGCATTATGGATTGGGAGTTCCAGCTCATACCCAACGAGGGCAGGGACATAGTGGCTCGGATACAGAGGGAGACCATGAGGATCGCTAACGCTGAGAGGATGGCTCAGCTCGGCTACAAGCCGGTGGCCATTAAGACGGACGATGGCATAGACTTCTACTATGAGATCGAGGGCGAGCAGATTCCGGAGGGGAAGAAAGCTGGCTACATCTCTTCTAAGGTCTATCAGGCCGTGCCGGAGAGGGAGATACCGAGGCATGAGGGGGAGCCGGAGCACGGCAGGCCGAGGACGGAGGAGCAGAGGTTTGAGGGCGAGGAGTTAGAGAGACGGCACAAGACGACGGGAGAGGAAGTTCTGGAGTCTCTTGATATCTACAAGACGCTTACTGAAGCCCTATCTACTTACTCGACATACTTAGGGCCGGAGGACTACGAGATAGTTAAGGCGGGTTGGCAGTTGGGTGTCAAGAGGTATGCGAAGGGGGAACGGATAGCGGGCATAGTTGGCTATGAGGATTGGCCAGGTTACGAGGGTCTCGACAGAGCTACTTCCGAGCGAATTAACGCTTTCCTGTGGGACTTGGCTTTCGGTGCGAGGACGTTCAAGCTTGATGACCTGAAGTCTCAGCTTATTGAGAGGTTTGGCCTGGACGACAGGCAGGCCGAGAACATAGTGAGGACCGAGATGGCCAACATTTTCAATAAGATGCGAGAATGGGCATATTTGGAAAAGACGCGGGTCAGGAAGTTTAAGTGGGTCGCTAAGGAGGATGCGTGCGAGAAGTGCAAGGCTGTTGAGAAGGCATCGAGCAAAGGCGTTACCTTAGAAGAGCTTAAGGAGCTGATCAGATCTTACGGCGGGGAATATGCAAGGGAATGGACAGTCCATCCGCAGTGTCGGTGCACATTTGTTAGGGCACATGGGCCGAAGAAAGGGTGGGAGAAGGTATGAGGATAGTTTTCGTTGATAATAGGTTGGCTCTTGATCACTCCTTAGCTTTGGCTCATGAAGGTCATGAAGTCTATTACTTCCACGAGTGGCGCTACCGGTATGGGCGGGTCGAGGACCTGATAGGTTGGGGCCTTCACAAGAACCTGCATCCCGTGCCGGAGATTTGGGGTTGGGTTGACGATTGCGACCTCGTGGTTATTGCTGATGTTGGTTACGGCTATTTGGGCGACTACTTGAGGAAGGAGGTCGGCAAGCCGGTCTTTAACGGGAGCGTTTTTGGCGATAATCTTGAGAACGCGAGGCTATACGCGGCTTCGGTGATGGACAGCGTGGGATTGAAGCACCCCACTTATCATGAGGTGGTGGGAATCGAAAGGCTGTTAGAAAAGGCTGACGAGTTTGGCTACCCGTTCTATCTGAAGGTTGATGTGCTGAGGGGCAATATGGAGACTTCTCGAATTGAAAACAAAGCTGACTTGTTGGGCGTGATCAACGATGCAAGGTTTGGCCCTTTTCAGAACAGTGTGCGATTCATAATTAGCAAACCGGTAGAGGGGATAGAGCTCGGAGTCGATGCTTGGTTTAATGGTGAAGAATTTATTAGACCATACCACTGGGGTAACGAGGTAAAGGGCAGTGGTTGTTGTTTCGGAAAGTGGGTTGATGAGGGCGTGTGGGATGACGTCTTAGATAGGATGGCTAAGGTCTTGAGGGGACGTTACTGGGGCACCATGAGTTTTGAGGCCATTTATGACGGGGAAGATCTTTACGTCCTCGACATCACGTCGAGATTTGCAAAGCCGGCGGGAGCGTTGCAATACTTTTCTTTCCCTGGTCGATATGGTGAGATCCTACTTGATGTGGCGAGTGGCGAATATCCAGAACTTAAGCCGAGGGCCAAATACACGGCTCAGATTAACCTCGACACTTCTGAACCCGAGATATGGGTCTGTTTGGGGAAGTATAGGCCAGAGCTGGCAGTTAGTGAATATGGACTGGGGCTTAATGGCGATATTTGGATTTTCAATCACGACGAAACGAGCAATTTGGTCCACTATCTCGCCGTCGGCGATGACTTTGAGCCTTTGCTTAGGGAGGCGGATATGGGGGCTTTTAGGTTGGCCGAGGAGTTGGGATTAAGCTATTCGTCTTTGGGGGTTAAGAAGTTTAGGCTGGTATGGGAGAAGATGAGGGCCATGGGGTTAGACTTTTAAGTGGGGAGGCTTCTCCGAGAGTGGGCATGCCTCGGCAATTCGAGATATTGGACGAGGACGAGAGGATTATAGCGGGCTATGCGAGCGTTGAGATTCTGGACAGCCATGGCGACATAATACCGATTGAGGAGATCGAGCGGGCTATGTATTCGCTGATGGATAGAGGCGGTTTGATACTTTACGGTCACAGCAATAAGCCCGTGGGCAAGATCTTGCGCTGGGAGATAAGGAAACATCCGGAGGTTGATGCGAATGCCCTGTGGATAGTGGCCAAGATTTTCAAGGCCTATCCGCTTGACGACGAGGTTTGGCGTCTTATCAAGGAGGGCCAGCTGAGGGGATTTAGTATCGGCGGTCAGGGTGTCAAGGAGAAGCGGGTCTTGAAGAACGATGCCGATCCGTCCTTACCGAAAGAGGTGAACGTTGTTAGGAATTTGAACTTGCTTGAGATTAGCGTGGTGCCAACTCCGGCCAATCCGCTGGCGACTATTGAGGCCGTCAACTACTTGGCTAAGTCGGCCGAGGCCGGAGAGAAAAAGCTGTCTATAGACGAGATTCTGGCTAAGTATAAAGTCCGGAAGGAGATCTTTGACGCTACCGAGGGTTGTGGACTGTGTTACGAGATCGCTCAGATAATCAAGGACGTGGGTGACGTGGATTTGGGAGTGAGAGTTTGGCGGGCCATCCGAATAGAGAAGGAGATGAGCGATCTCGCGAGGCTTGAGAAGGAGTGGGATAGCTTGTGGCAGAGGATTATGTCGCTGAAGGATTACGAGAGTGACGTCGCGGAGATAAGGTCCGAGGAGGTGGAGAGCTTGGGCGCTCCGTGGGACGAGCTATACCAAAAGATAAGGGAGGACCTTGAATACGTGAAGAAGGCTTTGGCTGACATCCAAAAGCCATTCGGCCGGTGGGAAAGCTTCGATGACTGTGTGAAGGACATGCAAGGTAAGGGCTATAGCGAGGAGACGTCTAAGAAAATCTGTGGTCATTTGCAGAACGTGTTAGAGAAGTACGACGACGTGGATGAAGTTTTGAAGGGCTTGGCTATTGACTCGCTGTTTGGGAAGTCGGACTTGCCTTCGATGGTGCCGAAGGAGCGATTGAAGTTTGATGTCAAGAAGGTGAAGAAGCAGTTGAGGGAGAATGACTATGTGAACGCGGCTTTGGAGGCCTTGGGTTTCGCCCGCGACATACTTGTGAAGGGGGGGCGAGGACAACGTGCCTTTGCTGGCGGTTTTGGACGCGTTCATCGATTTTGCGAAAAGGAGCGAGGAAATTAGGAAAGACAAGCGCCCGCCACGTGATTGGTTCTACCGATGCGTGGCAAGGACTGGGAGGCCAGGTCTCTGCGGTTGGGTTTTCTACCACAGGCTGAGTCCCACTAAGCCGGCTTGGAAAACCGATCCGGACAAGCCTCACACGGCTGAGGCGCGCGCAAGGAAGAGGGCGTGGTTGAGGTCGAAGGAGGATTGAAGCTTATCCTTATAAGCGGGGCTTTTTCATACTTATGCGGGGGTTAAAGTATGCCTGAGCACACAGAACCGGAGAAGCCCCTTAAGACTACGGAGCCAGAAGAGGAGGAAGAGGAGGAAATGGAGGAGGGGATAGACAAGCACCTTGAGAGGCTTTACAAGGCTATCGGCGAGCTGACGGAGGCTACTAAGGCGATTGCGTCTTACGTCAAGGCAGGTGAGGAGGTTACTAGGGGTCTTTTTGAGGCTCTGAAAGGCGAGCTGGCGGGGATAAGGGAAGATCTGAAGAAGCTTGAGGCGGGCTTTAGCGCGGCCGCTTCCGCCAACAAGGAGCAGGACCAGTTCCCGACTACCGGCAAGCCGAAGGTGAGCGAGACTGCCGAGCCCGTTAACTATCCGCCTTCCGATCTTAGGGAGAGGGGAGCCGAGATGTTGGAGAAGAAGAGGGAGGAGTTTGTGAAGAGCGTTGTCACTCCGAGACCAACGGGCGCTAATCCTAATATGGGGACTGATAAGGTGGCTGAGATAGTGAAGGCGATCTTGGCCGGGAACGTGAAGCCTGGTCAGGTGGCTGAGTTGCTCAAGGAGGTGAGGAGGGCATGAGCAGGTATCTGACTCCGCTGGATCTGGAGTACTTCTACACGGGCACGCCGGGGCATCCGTTCGTGGTCCACGCCGACCTGCTTGACATGATCGATATCCAGAAGGCTCTGGGCACCGTTGAGACGGCTACGACTGGCGTTCTTAACAGAATTTATGGCGCTCTGCTCTGGGCCCAGATGAACCAGGAGGCCAACGCTTTCGGCATGTTACCTAAGACGATGTGGGCGAGGAGCGGTTGGCGTGTTAAGACGGAATTTGCCGTTGACAACTTCGCTGACATAGGTCTCGCTGAGACGGCTTCTCTGCCTCCGAGCAGGATTCCGGAGGTCAGGACGCTGTATGCCACTCCGAAGATCCACGTTCAGGTCTTCGACGTGTCTGACGTGGTTGAGGCTTTGGCAAGCGCTTCTGCCGACGACGTGTGGGGCGCGGCCCATCAGGTAAGGGCGGAGATAGGTGTCGAGTTTGCTAAGCAGATTAACAGGGCGCTTTTGGCTAAGACCTATAATCCGGCTGGCAGGCAGGTGATCGATACCATCGACAGGATCGTATCTAACGATGCGGAGTTTTCTGGCGCTCAGGAGGGTTGGGAGGACGTTTACGATATCGACAGGACTACAAATGCTTGGGCCAACGCTTATGTCGATATGTCATCGACTCTGAGGGATCTGACTGACTTCCTGATCAGGAATCTGTTGATGCATACGAGATCGAGAGGAGCCAACACGAGCGTGCTTCTGACCGGCTACGATACTTATGCCGTGATTCAGGGCATCTACCTGACATTTGCGAGGCAGGGCAATCCGATGACGGTCGATAGGGCACAGTTTGGCATTAACGGCATCACGACGGCCGAGGGTAGCAACATGGGCATTCAGATTGCGAAGCTGTATGACATACCGCTGGTTCAGTCGGTTGATGCGCCGAAGGGAACTGGGTCCGGCGAGATCAGCTATCTCTACGCGCTTGACATCAGCGATCCGGAGGGCTACGGATTCCCGAGGATGAGCATATCTGTGCTGAGACCGGTTGAGTACTTCGAGAGCAGGGATTACATCCTGCTGGGCAAGTTTGTGGTGAGGGGTGCTTACAGGTTCGTGGGAGAGCTGGTGGCGAGGTTCCTATTCGGCCAGGGCAAGATCAGGGACATCAGGGCTTGAGGTGACTTAGATGCCGACGGTTACTAAGGCGTTGGGATCGGTTCAGGGGATAAGGGAGGGAAGGTTTCTCGAATGGAACATGAGCACGGTGAAGATGGGAGTCGTTGACGTGACTTTTGGCACCACTGAGACCTATACGACGGGCGGTGTTGATGTCGCTACTGGCATAAATGGTCAATTCTCTGACGTTCAGGAGATCGTCGGGGCAACGGTGCTATACCATAACGTGGCCGGATTCGTGCCGGTGTATAACGTCGCTACCGGCAGGCTCCAGTTCTTTGGTCAGGAGCCGACTAACACGACGGCAGGAGTGATAGGACTCTCGGAGATGCCTAACGGCTCTACGGCGATTAGTGGCAGGGTAGTTAGGCTACTTTTCTTCGGCCTCTGACGGGGATGATTTATGGATGACGAGGCTCGCGAGCTTTTGGTGCGAATAGATGAGCGAGTGAAGGCCCTCCATGAGAGGGTTGACAGGATAGAAACTCGGCTAGAGAACATTAATGTCCTTCTACTCAAGAACGGCAATAGGTGGAGGGAGAGGGGTCTCATGGCCGGAGTGGCCACTTTAATAGTGGCTTTGGCGGAGGCTTTCAGGAGGCTGGTGGGCGGTGTCTGAGGTTAACGTTAGGACCCAGAGGGCTGGAAGGAAAGGTTGGGATACGGGATTCGTGACTGTCCCGACAGCTGAATCCGATCTTGTGAATCAAACGATATACGTCAGCTCCATCTATATCTCGAATACGTCGGCGGCGGCCGTAGTAGTTACTCTGAAGGAGAGGGCCACTGGACGGGTCGTATTTAACAGATCTTTGGCCGCGGGCGACGTTATTAATTTGTTTTTCGCTGAGCCGATACGTTTTGAGGGTGGCATAAGGCATTCGGCATCAGCTACGGGTGTTGTTATTCACGTAGCAGGTTACCTGTAGCGGTTAATTTCACTATCTCTTTTTGGCCTGAAAGTTTTCTTTTAAAAAGTGGTTGTGGTGAACTTTTGACGATGATGGATGCGGCAGGTTCTGTGGGAATTGGGGAGAGGGTACATCGTGCGAGGAGTGGGAAACGACTATTACACGGAGGCCGGAGGGCTGTGCACGTGCTGGGCAGGGCTAGGGCACAGGCAGTGCGTTCACAAAAGGATGGTGATTTGGACCATGCCGGTGTCACTTAAGGACGCTGTGAAAAATCTGAAGTTCTTGAAGTCGAGCCTGAAGGGGCTTAACGAGGTCTATGGCGGATCGCTTTACAATTCCGACGAGATAGTGGCGCTATACGGAAAGCCACAGGTTGGAAAGACGCTATTCGCTTTACAGGAAACCGTGGCTTCGGGCGCTAATGTGCTCTACATCGATACCGAGGGCGGTTTCAAGGGCATGGCCCAGAAGTGGTTGGACGTGTTGGTAGAGCGGTTCAAAGCGAAGAACGAGGTTTACCTTGAGACATGCAAGACACTCGATGCCCTTACCGAGTTTTTGGGCTTCAGGACGAAGGTCATCTTCAGGGTGGCCGATGAGGACGAAGGAGAGGATGAAGAAAAGGAGAAGAGGCGCGGAAAAGAGCCGGCCACGGTGGAGGAAAAGATAAAGGAGCTTCAAAAGCAGGAGAGGCGGGAGGCAAGGGCCGAGAAGGGCAAGATGGAGTTCAGGGTGCTGGAGCGTTTCGAGAATGCGCCTATCGACGTGTGGATCCAGGAGCAGAAGATCGGTTTTGTCATACTTGATAGCATCTCTGCGCCGGTGCGGGTTCTGATGCCAGAGGAGAGGCAGAACTTGCCTGCGAGGGCTTCGGCCTTTGCCTTGATCATGGGGAAGCTGGTGAGCATACAGCAGAAGCATAACGTTTGCGTTTTGGTGACTAACCACGCGTCATTTGACCCTACCGATATTTACAGGGACTCGACGTCGGTGGCCATGAGGGGCGGGTTGGCTGTCCATCACTTTGCTAAGAGGGTCATTTACATGGACGAGAGGACGGGAAAGGAGTTCAGGCAGTATCGCCGGTTTTGGATAATGCGGATAGAGGACGATTTGAGGGCGCACAACGTGGTTGGGGCTAAGATAGACGATTTGGGCTTCCATGACGTCGAGGACGTGAAAAAGCTTCTTACTGACAGTGAGTTGCGGAAACTGGGGATGTGATTTGGTTTCTGAGGACCACCTGAAGCGATGGCTTAGGTTGGACACTACTACCATGCCGTTCCCAAGGGAGGTAGGGAAGTATAGGGACGTGGTTTACAATTATGACGACTTCTTGAAGTGGTATAAGACTAGTGTTTTACGTGAAGACTGTTGGGCATCAGTTTACAGCACTGATCAGATAAACAGACGATGTGTCGATACGTTGTTTCTTGACTTTGACTTTAAGGATGGATGGGATGTTAAGGTCGCACTATTGAAGGAATTACTTGATGTTTTGGTTGAGATGTTTCCTCGGGTTCGGCTCTACTATAGTGGGAAGAAAGGCTTTCACGTGTTTTTGGACTTCGGTGAGGAGTTCTTCTTTTACAACTTCAAGGAGGCCGCGAGGGAGTTCTATCGAAGGGTCGTGGCCAACTATCTTGAGGCCGATACAACTGTTATAGGCGACTTTAGGCGGGTCGCGAGGGTGGTGGGTAACGTGAGGGAGAGAGGTAAGATGGTCGAGCTTGACCCATTCGATCAGCCGGAGGTGTGGACAAGGATGATCAGATCAGGTAGGTCTTGCGATTGCGAGAGCGAGCCTTTACTTGATAGGCTTTCAGGTGTGAAGATGCTGATGCAAATAGACGAGGAGCGAGCGAAGGTCATGGAGGAGGAGGTCGAGGCAAGGATTCTAAGTCGGGTTAGCCTTGACAAGGTTCCGCCATGTATCGTTAGGTGCTTTACGGAGCTAGTGGAGACGGGAGAGCTGGATCATATTGGTCGGGTCCTGTTAGCTAACTGGCTTATTTGGGCTGGATTCAAGGAAGACGAGGTAGTTGACGTTTTTAGGGTAGCAAAGGACTTTAAGGAGTATTACACCCGCTACCAGGTACAATTCTTGATTAGAAAGATGTATAAGCTTCCGAGCTGTCAAAAAGTCATGGCTTCAGGTTTTTGCCCGTATAAGTGTGAGCTTTACCCGTGGATGCAGGCTTTTCACGGGGGTGGTACGACGTGATAGCGTCATCTATCTTGCGCTGGGTCGAGGGAGGGAAGGTCAAGGCAGTGATTGATGGCGAGAGGAAGATTGTCGATCGACCCGTGGCGCCATATTTTTTCATCAGGGACCTTGATGCGATGATTGTGGATTTGGATAAGGAGAAGGGCGTGGTTCAAGTAGTGCCGACGGACCTAAAGACAGCTACGACGAAGGAGGAAGTTTTACGGATAGATTGCGAGTCGCCCGATGTCGTTGGGTCTTTGAGGAGGAAACTTGATCAATTTGAAATCAAGACCTACGAGGCCGACATATCTTACTCGAGGCGGGTTTTCGTGGACAAATGTTTCGAGGTCAGGTATAAGCCGGAGAACATCATGTTCATCGACGTGGAGCTTGATGACAGCCGAGGCTTCAAGGCTTACGGCGAGATGCCTTTCTTGAGCGTGGCATATCGGAAGATGTCGTGGAACAGGACTAAGTTCTACCACGTCAGCGATTTCTCCAGCGAGTCGGAGATGCTGTGGACGTTACTGAAGGAGATAGAGGACGGCGTGTCTGTGCTGGTGGGCTGGAACGTTGAATTCGACTATCAGCATTTGGCAAAGAGATATCAGAAATTGGAGGGAGGCAAGGGAGTCAGGTTGGTGCGCAACACTTTGGGTTTGTGCTATCATTATGATTTGAGGGAGGAGTACCGGTCGATGGTTAAGGGCCTTGTGTCATATTCGCTTGATGAGGTGGCTACAGCTGAAGGGCTTGGAGGCAAGGTGAAAAGGGAAGGGAAGGTCAGTGACTTGTCTAAGAGGGAGCTTGAGGAGTACAACGTAAGAGACGTGGAGCTTCTGTTGGAGCTTGAAGAGAAATACGGTTTTTTGCGGAGGGACACTTATCTGTGCTCCGAGGTCAACTTGCCCATGGAGTATGCGAAGGTGGCCGGAGTTCTGGGGGATAGTCTTGTCTTGAGGCGGTTGAGGCAGTTGGGCTACGTGGCGCCTAACGTGGTTAAGAGGAAGAAGCGGAGCTATACTGGTGCTCTCGTTCTTGAGCCGAAGCCTGGGCTTTATGCGAATGTGATTGCGGTCGATGTGGTCAGCCTCTACCCGACGGTGATTTTGGACAGGAACATAGACATACTGGATTTTGGTGGTCAGGTGTTGCCTCATTTAGTCGGCTATTTCTTTAGGCGTAAGTTGGAGGAAGAGGAGAGGGGCAATAAGGCTGGGAGGGAGACTTACAAGCTTCTGGCGAACTCTATTTATGGACTGTTGGGCTATGAGGGCTTCCGGTTTTTCGACGAGAACAAGGCTGAGATGGTGACGAAGACTGGGCGGGAAGTCCTCATGCGTATCAAGAGGGAATTTGAATGCCTCGGTTTTGAGGTGCTTTACGGTGACACCGATTCGTGCTTCGTGAAAGTGGAAGGAATTGAAGATTTGACGGCTTTGATTGATTATGTCAACGAGCAGATCAAGCCTTACCGCATATCGTTGGACATGGTTTTCGACAAGATCATCTTCTTCGGTTCGGAGAAAGGCGGGGTCAAGAAGCGGTATATCGGCGTGTCCGGAGACAAGTGGAAGGTGCGTGGATTGGAGCTTAGGAGGGGGGATTGGTCCCTTTTCAGCAAGAACGTGATCTGGGACGTGGTAAGGATCATCTTCAGCGGTGGGGACAGGAAGGCCGTGGAGGAGTACCTTAAGCGAGTCAAGCGGGAGCTGTTTTCAGGTAAACGTGACGACGAGCTGATGCTTGTCAAGAGAGTCAGGCCAAGCGGGAAGTACAAGTCCGTGCCCGCGCATTACAAGCTCTACTTGGAGGGTGTCAGGAAGGGCTTGATCCCATTAGCCTCTACGGAGGTAGCTTTTTACTACAAAGCGGGTCCGAGGGGAGGGGCTATATCTCTCGGTCTGTGGGCGGAGCCCGAGAAGCGGTTTGACTATGCGACATATTGGGAGAAGCAGGTCATGGCTCCCGTGCGTCGGATTATCGACAGCGTATTCGGGAAGGGGCAGGATAATTTAAAGCTTGACGTTTTTGATCAGAAGCGAGTTGACGTATTAAATTGTCCTAGTACCAATATTGGGAGCGTGAACAGGCATGGTTGAAAGTGTTAGTCCCAAAGCAGAAAGACGGGGGAGCGAAAACAACTCGATGACACGGATAGTAGAAATACCTCATTACCCGCAGGGTGGGGGCGTGCGGACGCTTTCCGTGGATAGAGCGAGCGATGGCGGATACCTTATCAGGATAGCCTATGCTAACAAGAAGGAGAACCGAAACGAAGTTCAGACGATGAAGCTTGACGAAATGGAGGTTGCATACTTGGCTCTGCGCTTATTGGCGGAGGTGCTGAAAGATGCCAAGGGCTGATGGGGCTTTCAAGGTCTCGGCTTGCTGGCAGGAGCCGGATGCGTTAGAGGTAAGCAAGGTCGCGTGTAAGTGCGGCCACATAGAAGTTAGGCCGAAGAATCCCCGACTGAAAGGCGACAACTATTGGGAAGAGGGCGACGTATGGGTGTGTCCCGAGTGTGGGGCCAAGGCGCGTTTAGTCTATTACGGTTGGGGTTTGGAGGAGGTTAATGATGGCGGCGACGA